CCAAGAAGAACTTCTAATAAAGATATTCTTGCTCATCAAAGAATGGATGATCATGAGAAATTATGCAGACTTATGCAAGAACAGACTAATAAACAAATTAAAGATTTACACATTCTTGAACCAGAAGAAATGTTTGTCGGTAATCAGATGTGGATATGGGAAAAACCAATAGAAGGGCATAGATACATCTTGGGGTGTGATGTAAGTAGAGGTGATTCGGAAGATTTTACTTCTATTGTTATAATAGATTTCGACGAAAGAAGACAAGTAGCGGAATATTTAGGTAAAATACCACCTGATTTAGCTGCTGATATTGTATATAAATGGGGTACAATATATAAAGCATATGTGGTAATTGATATTACTGGTGGTATGGGTGTAGCTACCTCTAGGAAATTACAAGAATTGGGATATAAAGATTTATATGTTGAAGGCACTAATACAGCTAATAAATGGAAGTACAACCCTAACTCTGCTGATAAAATACCAGGACTAGCGTTTAATAATAAGAGAACACAAATTGTAGCCTCTTTTGAAGAAGCCCTAAGACATAAATTTATTATAAGGTCAAAAAGATTACTTAATGAGTTATATACATTTGTGTATATAAATGGTAAAGCTAACCATATGAAGGGAAAACACGATGATTTAATTATGGCTATAGCTATGGCTATTTATGTGGGTGAACACTCTTTTTCACAATTACAAAAAGCAGATGCACTAACAAAAGCAATGTTGAATAGTTGGACTACTGATGGTGAAACAAACGATAAAACCCCTTCACACAGACAACCACAACAAAATAAACCGTTATTTGGTATTCCAGGTAACACAAGTAATGACCAAAAAAGTATGTATAAAGAGTATGGTTGGTTATTTGGCAAAGTAAAATAAGAAATAATTTACTATTTATAATATAATTTCTATTATTAAAGAAAATGGCAGATTTAACAATATATCAAAGACTAGGAAAATTATTTGGGACGGGAGGACCAACTAGGAAAGAACCCTCATACCAAAAATTTAAATTGGGTTCTAAAGAAATCCTTAAGACAGACAATAAGGCAGAATTTGACCAACAAAAGTTGCAAATGCAACAATCATTGTATCTATCAAACCAATGGCAAAAGATAGATAATGAATTATATACAAAATCTATTTACTACGAACCAACTAGATTAGCATCATATTATGATTATGAATCTATGGAGTTTACGCCGGAAATTTCTGCAGCATTAGATATATACTCAGAAGAATGTACCACACCATCTGAAAAAGGTTACATGTTGTCTATATTTTCAGAGTCAACAAGAATCAAGTCAATTCTAGGTGACCTATTTAACAACATTCTAGATATTAACACTAATTTACCAATGTGGATTCGTAATACTTGTAAATATGGTGATAATTTTGTCTACCTTAAAATAGACCCAGAAAAAGGAATAATGGGTTGTAATCAATTACCTAATATTGAAATTGAAAGAACTGAAGGACATAGTTACTTAAACCAAATGAATTCATCTGAAGACGACTCAGAAAATAAAATAGAATTTAAATGGAAAGAAAAAGATATGACATTTAATAATTGGGAAATGGCACATTTCAGATTATTAGGTGATGATAGAAGATTACCTTATGGTACCTCTATGTTGGAAAAAGCAAGAAGAATATGGAAACAATTACTATTATCTGAAGATGCTATGTTAGTTTACAGAACTTCTAGAGCACCAGAAAGAAGAGTTTTTAAAGTATTTGTGGGTAATATGGATGATAAAGATGTTGAAGCTTATATACAAAAAGTAGCTAATAAATTTAAAAGAGACCCGGTCGTAGACCCAAATAATGGAAATGTTGATTTAAGAATGAATCAAATGGCGGTAGACCAAGATTATTTTATACCAGTAAGAGACCAGGCAGCTCCTAGTCCTATAGATACTTTACCGGGAGCAACTAACTTAAGTGAAATAGCGGATATCGAATATATACAGAAAAAACTACTAGCATCATTAAGAATACCAAAGGCTTTTTTAGGTTTTGAAGAAGTAGTCGGTGAAGGTAAAAATTTAGCTCTATTAGATATTAGATTTGCTAGAACTATAAATAGAATACAAAAAGCTATTATACAAGAGTTAAACAAAATAGCCATTATTCATTTATACGTATTAGGTTTTGAGGATGAAATTGAAAATTTTTCACTAGGATTGACAAACCCATCTAGTCAGGCAGATTTATTAAAATTAGAACAATGGCAACAAAAAATAACTTTATATAAAGATGCGGTTGGTGACCCAGGTAGTGGAATAGCACCAGTTTCAGCAACATGGGCTAAAAAGTTTATTTTAGGTATGAGCGACGAAGAAATTAAACTAGACCTTCAACAACAAAGGTTTGAAAAAGCTGTGTCTAAAGAATTAGAAGGTACACCAGAAGTAATAAAGAAAACTGGTTTATTTAATACGGTAGATAAATTATATGGTGAACCAGCTACTGAAGATACAGGTACTGAAGATGCTGAGGATGAACCAGGTTTAGATGCTGGAAGTGAGGCTGTAGCTGATTTTGATATGGGGGGTCCAGAAACTGAAGAACCGGGAGGTGGTGATGAGGTAACAGAACCAGTACCAGCAGCAGAAGGGTTTAATACCGAAAGAGGATTACCACTAATAATGGAAGAAAAAGGTTTATCAAAAGACGGACTAGAAAAATTATTTAGTAAGAATAAAAAAACAATCGACTCAATTAATAAAGAAGTAGACTCCTTATTAGATAAATAAGTATATTTATTATAAAAAGAAACTATGAAAGGATTCGCGTATTATAAAAATAGCATAGACAGTATTTTAGAAAATTCTTACAAAGATAAGAATAAATTTAAGAAAAATTTATCAGTGATTATGGGTAGTATGAAATATTCTAAAACCCTAAGTGAATTTTTTATTCTATATAATGATGTCGCTAGTAAAAGACTTACAGAAACTAAAGATTCGGAAGTTTATATAACAGAAACAACCACATATCTTAGAGAGAAAAAAGACAAACTAAATAAAGTATTGCCAGTTTTAGATAAGATTATTTCTAGTAGAAAAGAAATTTGTGAAAATAGAGTAAACGAAATATATGATAATTTGGATAATATAATTTTTAATGATAGTATTAAAAATATTGAGAGTATTATAGAATCTAAAAAAATATTAACTAAAAATATGTTAAAAGAAGAGGGAGAAAAATTAGGTAAAACTATAAACCCAAAGGTACTTTCTCACGTACTATCTAAAAATTATGGTAAAGCTTATAATGAAAAATTAAGTGAGTCACAAAAAGAAATCCTTAAAAATACTATATTAATGACTGAAAGTAATTTAGAAAATGAATTCACTAATATTAAAGATATAGTATTAACTAAATTAAATTCTTTAATAAAAGAATCTAAAGATGATAATTTAATAGTTAAATTAGTAGAGACTAAAAACAAAATTACCACCTTAAAAACTTCTAAAAAATCTTATATTCAGGTTAGGGGCCTCTTAGAGGACTTGAACTAAAACACTCTATTTTTTATATTTAACTAGTAAACTTAATTATTATGTTAAAACAAGGTAGAGAGATAAAAATAGACATTTCAGACTTATTCAAAACATCATACGGTACTGTAGATGTTACAAAATTAAAATCAATTTTTTTAAATGTTTCTAGTTGGGTGGAGCCAATTAATGAATCTAGTAATTGGTCTGTCCCTGTAAATAGAATTAAAAGTAAAATAAAAAAATCACTACACAACCAACTAGTCAGTACCCCATTTAAAGATAAGGCTATAATAGATTTAGATTTAAGAACTAGTGGTATAAGAAAAGGTAAAAGAAGTTTTATGAGATGTGAGGTTACCTTATTTCTAGACAGTAAAAGAAAAATAGATTTAAGGTCTTTAGAAATGTCACACTCTATAAATAAGATAACTAATAACATTATTAAAGAGTCTTTACTATCCTCACAAACTTTTAAATTCTACAATAGTAAGAAATAAAACAAAAATATTCTCAAACTATAATAAAAACCCTTAGGGGTTTTTTTATTTATATTCATATTTATAGTAAAAGTAATCTATGAGAGTTTTAGAAGCCAGAGAATGTGGGCATGGTATATTAGTTGAACAAGATGGATATATTTCACCTGATGATAATAAATCTATTATTAAAGAAATGAAGGAAGGAAATCTTGGTAGTGAAATATACATGAACGCGATTTTACAAAAATATGATACACCTAATAGAAACGGTAGGATTTATCCCGAACATATTTTAAGAAGAGAAAATGAAAGATATCAAGAAATCATAAATAAAGGTGGAGCTATTTCAGAACTTAATCACCCAGAGTCATCTCTTATAGATTTAGATAGAGCATCTCATATAATCACAGAAACATGGTGGGATGGTAATAGACTTATAGGTAAATTAAAATTATTAACTTCACCTGGATACATAAACGAAGGTGTAATATCTTGCGTTGGTGATATGGCAGCTAATTTATTAAGACAGGGTGTTACTCTAGGTATTTCTTCTAGGGGTGTTGGTTCTCTAACAAAAAAGGGTGAGTATAATGAAGTACAAGAGGATTTTGAATTAATTTGTTTTGATTTAGTATCGTCACCATCTACTCCAGGGTCTTATTTATTTAAGGAAGATGAAAATGCGGATAGTGTAGACGAACCTAATGGTGTTGTAGAATCATCCAAAAACACCCAACCTACTGGTTTGGACAAATCAATTTCTCTAATGTCTAGATTAGACAACTTTCTAAATAGATAAAATCCCCACTAAAAACCCCCAAATAAGGATTTTTTACAATACCAATATATTTATAATAAAACTACTTGCGTGGTGCAGGATAGTTTTGTAATAAACTTATAAAAAAAATAAAAAAACGTGAGTGAATCAATTTTAGAAAAAGCGTTGCTCGAGGCGGAACAGTTGGAAGAAACTATGAAGTCTAATGCAAAAGAAATACTGTCTTCAACTATGAAGGGAGAAATTCAAGAACTGGTAAAAGAATCGTTAGAAGACGATTACCTTAAGGAGCAAGAGGAAGAAGAAGAAGTTGATGTTTTAGATATAGATGATGAAGTGGAAGGTGATGACCTTGAAGCTGAATTACCTATAGCTGCAGACATTGAACTTGATGTTGAGGACGAGACAGACGACATGATGACTGAACTGCCACCTCTAGATTTAACATTAGCATCCGATGCGGAAGTATTAAAAGTGTTTAAAGCAATGGGAGACGAAGACGGAATCATTATCCAACAGGATGGTGACGAAATCGACTTGACCGATACCACTACAGATACTGAATACATCATTAAATTAGACGAAGAAAAAAAATCAAAAACAATGAAAAAAACAGTCAATGAAACTAAAGAAGTTTCTGAAATGGAAAACATGGATGAGATGGATAAAGAAATGGACGAAATGCATCATGAAACCAAAGAAGCCTATATGGACGAAATGGAAGATGATGAAGTTGTTTACGAAATTGAATTGTCTGAGGATGACGATGTTGATGAAATGGAAATGGAAGAGGGTAAAGGCTATAAAGGACCTGGTTATACTGGAAATCAAAAGAAAGAAGGTTATAAGAAGGACGTTATAGGTGTATACTCTAACATTGATAAGCAAAGGATGGGAGAAGATGAAGACCTTGAAGAAGGCGGTATGTATAAACACGACCAAGGTGGTGTGGATTACAAACACTTCAAAGACACAGACCCAAAGTACCATGGACACGATGGTGAATCACATGGTGACCAAGGAGGTTCAGATTTTGGTGCAAAGGGACGAAGTCAAAAAACCAGACATGAAGGTGAAATGAAAGAAGGTCATAAAGGTAAGAAAAAATCTCCTTACGGAATGAATATGGGTGATAAATTTCATAGACATGACGTAGATGGTGTGGAGAAAGAAGCTGGAGAATATGGAGCTTATGGTGAAACTGAAATGAAAGAAGCTTCTAGAACTTTAGGGTTAGGAAGAAAATCTAACGGTAAACATAAACCTTCCGGTATTAGAAAAGCTATTACTCCAAATCGTAACCTTGGTGAAAGTCGTATAAGAAAGTCCTACAATCTTCTTAAAGAAG